ATTTGGCGTAGTTAGGTTTATTAGTAATAGAGTAACTCGCATTAAGCTGTTCAGCTCCTAGGTCGAACCTCTTATGAATCAGAACCACCAATTTATCGGTGTTGAGTCCTAGGTGACAAAACTCCATACCAGTAAGTGCAGTAGAAAATAATCTTCCACGTCCTACAGTAGAAGCAGTACCATTGTCACGGAAGAAATTATTTGTAGTAAACCCAGTACCTCTCTTAGGCTGTAGAATAGCTACGTGCACACAGCAAGGAGCAGAAATACTATTTCGAATCATCATGTTAATTTTTATACCACACAATTTGATGACATCACCACGCCGAGTACTATGTTCTTTGTCAGTAGCCATAGCAGTAGCCTTGGGTACATCATTTATTTTTTGGGATTGTAGTGCACGTGAAGGATAGGCCCCACCCCATGTAGCTGTAGTACATAATTTACAGTTCGAGATATTGAGCTGTTCCCCGATCTTCTTTCTCCCAAGGTTCGGATTACGACGGCGTCCTTTTCTTCCACGAACCCTACCTCTTCTAAATCTGCCCCTATAGGCCCTAGCATACCTAGTACGAAACATATTATTATTTCTATATAGGGCGTAAGCAGCTAAAGGTACAGCCCACCTAGCAGTATTCCTAATAATGTAAGGATTTACTTTTCTAAAGGGCTTAACCTTGACAACTCTCTTAGCAAAGGCAGTAAACGGAGTATCAGGATACCCACGAAATCTACTAAATGGGGGCGTAATATTAGCAGCCATGCGTTTTTGGCCTCTACGAATTATGTCTTTATAGTAGTCACGCTTAGAAAGGAATTCTATTTCTCCTAGGTTTTTAGCAGAATCCCATCCCAATCTATGCCAATCAGCGAATCGTGCCAACCTACTCATGTTTTAAAAAATGCGAACACCCAAAATGGACTGGCCCAGTATTACCCAGTCCACCTCTGTGTTTGTGTCATAAATCACAATGAGGGGCCGCCGTTGGGTCTTCACACTAAATAATCCCTCTACTGAGGAGATTGAATCTACGAAAACTAACCTCCAACATGACGATGTCCGGTATGGAATATTCGGTCGAGAAGTCGGAGCCAGCGGCACTCCCCACCTCCAAGGCTTTATTATCTTCAAAAATGCCAAGTCTCTCCGAGCTCTCAGACAACGTTATGGACCTCGAGGACATTATGAGCTGGCTCGAGGAACGAGTATCCAGGCTCGAGATTATTGTAAAAAAGATGGAAGCTATGAAGAGTTTGGCGACTTCCCCAACGAGTCCGGAAGAAGAACAGATTTGGAGGAGCTCATTGCTTGGGCCGATGAATTTGAAGAGGAGCATGGTCGACCAGCAGAATCTCCCGATGTCGCCAAAGAGCAACCCCAAGCCATTGTCAAATACCCCAGGTTCACCCGATTGTGTGAACTTCGCAGTAAAAGAGTTCTCTTCCCTGATGTAGAAGAGTTACACGGTTGGCAGGATGAAATATTCCAACTCCTCGAAGATAATCCTGATGATAGGCAAGTCAACTTCGTGATTGATACCGAAGGAGGAAAAGGAAAAACAACCCTCTGTAAATTGATTATGAACAAATATCCTGACCGTACCCAGATTTTAACCGTTGGTAAACGTGACGATCTTGCATTTGCAGTGAAACAGTCCTGCGATATCTTTCTCTTTAATATCCCCAGATCTAGCATTGAATTCTTATCTTACTCACTCCTCGAACAACTAAAAGATCGCTTGGTATTCTGTGGAAAATATCAAAGTAAAATGAAAGTCCTACGTAAAACACCCCATGTATTCGTATTTACTAACGAATATCCAGATGAAACAAAATTGACGGATGGAAGGATTAAACATATTATAATTAATTAGATCTTACTTCTCTAAAATAAACTTGAGCATCACCATGAATATCATAGGAGTCCGGTACTTGCGCATCAAAAGCCACAGTATCATACCGATCCATCCAATGTACAATATATAGAGGTAGCATCTCATCGTGATCAATAGCATCACTATCGAATCGCTGCTGCTTATTAACCTTAATATATTTTTTCCATTTGGCGTAGTTAGGTTTATTAGTAATAGAGTAACTCGCATTAAGCTGTTCAGCTCCTAGGTCGAACCTCTTATGAATCAGAACCACCAATTTATCGG